TAATGATTTCATAATCACATCAAGCAAGGTAACAAACAGACACACAGGGAGTTTCATCTTATTTTCAGGAATCAAAACATCAAGCGGTGACCAAACGGCAAACCTTAAATCTCTTGCAGGAATTACAACATGGGTAATTGAGGAGGGTGAGGATTTTCTTGATGAAAAAGCATTTGACCGGATTGATGACTCAATAAGATCAACAGCAAGACAAAACCGAGTCATTTGGATTCAAAACCCAAGCACTAAAGAGCATTTTATTTACAAGCGTTGGATCGAGGGCAAGAGCGAGCAAAGGGAGATTGAAGGCTACAATGTAACTGTGAGCAATCACCCTGACGTTGAGCACATACATACGAGCTATCAAATTGCGGCCCGTCTTGGATACTTGAGCGAGTCATTTATCCGCAAGGCCGAAGCAATCAAGACAAGCAACCCAGATTTTTATATTCATAATTACATGGGCGGTTGGTTGGAGAGGGCCGAAGGTGTAATATTTGAGCATTGGAGCGAAGGGCCATTCGATGAGTCTTTGCCATTTATCCGAGGCATGGACTTTGGATTTGTAAATGATCCGACTACATTGATAAAGGTTGCCATTGATGACAAAAGGAAAATATTGTATTTGCATGAAGAGTGGTACGAGTACGGACAAAGCACTGATCAAATATGTTCTGCACTTGCGCGAATGATTGAGAGTAATGAATTAGTTGTTGCAGATTGTGCCGAGCCGCGATTGATTGCCGATGTGCGTACTGATGGGTTTAATATTGTGGCATGTGAGAAAGGGAAAGATAGTGTTCGCCTTGGCCTTGTCAATATGCAAGGCTTTAAAATTGTGGTCACGCCTGAAAGCCACAACATCAAAAAAGAATTGAATCATTACATTTGGAATGATCGTAAAAGTAATACGCCTATTGATAATTTCAATCATACGATTGACGCGGCCCGCTATGCTTTTGACGAGCTTACAAATATCAATGATTTTTATATTGGTTAAAAGTTTATTATCTTGGCGTTTTAAAGCGTATGAATGAATTGGTTTAACAGAATTTTAGGAAGTCGGACATTTAATGCAACAGACCGTGACGCGGTTTGGAAATTGTTTGGCAGCTTTAGAGCCAATCAACTCGAAATGAATCCTAGTCAATTGCTTGACAAAGGGTACGAGCAAAACATTGATGTATATTCTGTCATTCAAAAAATTGTATTGTCTCTCAAATCAATTCCTTGGGTTGTTGAGCAAAAGGACAAAGACGGGAACTTTGAAATCTTAGAAGACACAACTATCCATGAATTAATGGCCGCGCCTAATACCGGCAAGGGTTACACATGGGATGACATCTCAGAACAATTATTGATTTACTTGTTGGCTAATGGCAACAGTTACATGATTGGTGAGACTGGTTTTGGTTCATTGATTCAAGAGGTTGACATTTTACCCAGTCCCTCCATTTGCGTGAGCACCTCAGCCGATTTTTTTATGCCTAACCCAAAATATGATTTTAGATTAGGATCACAACAAAAGACATTCATTCAGGAAGAAATTGAGCACACAATGTTATTTAACCCGTTGTACGACTCAGTGCAAGACTCATTCAATGGGCTTAGTTCAATCCAAGTTGCATCAATGGCAGTGCAAGCAGGGAATGACCGTTGGGAGGCAGACGCAAACCTTTTACAAAATAGGGGCGCAATCGGTTTAATTACTGATAAGAGCAATAGGCCAATGACTAACGAAGAATCACAATCAACGCAAGCGAGCTTTGATAGTGATATTGGCGGCCCTCATAAGTTTGGCAAGGTCAAAGTGACCAACAAAGATTTGAATTATATTCAAATGGCAATGTCAAGTACTGACTTGCAACTCATTGAAAAGGGTGTTGTCAACCTTCGGGCCATGTGCAACGTATTTGGATTAGATAGTTCTTTGTTCAATGATCCGGCAAACAAAACATTTAACAACAGGAAAGAAGCTGAAAAAGCATTGTATACAAATGCAAGTATTCCAATCAGTGAAAAAGTTGCGGCAAAACATACAGCGTTTTTAGTTGCAAATCATTTCCCAGGTCAAAATGTAAGAATGCGTCAAGACTTTAGCGGTGTTGATGCGTTACAAAGTGACAAGAAAACAGAAGCCGAGAAAGACAAAATTGAAATGGAAGGCGTAAACATTATTATGACAATGCCAATTTCAGGAGATGCAAAAAGGGATTTGCTAATTGAAAAGTATGACTTTAGTGAAGAACTTGCAATACAAATGACACAACAAGATGATACAGTTCAAGAGCAGTAACATAGAGATAAAAGATATTGACAGCGTGTCGAGACGCGTTAAGATTGGGCTTTCTGCCTTTGGAAATCTTGACTCTGATAATGACGTTATTACAATGGGCGCATTTGCAAAGTCTATTCAAGAGCGCGGCCCAATGTCACAAGCGAATCGAAAGATTCAGTTTTTGCGTTACCATGATTTTGAACATCAAATTGGACGATTTGAAAGTCTTGAAGAAACTCACGACCATTTGACAGCGGTTGCAACACTTGGCCGATCAACAAAAGGAACTGATGCCTTGCTTGATTATGAGGATGGTGTCATTTTAGAACATAGTATTGGATTCAATGTTGTGCAGGATAAAACATTTATCCGTGAAGATGGTGTGCGTGAATTACGTGAGTTGTTTTTGTGGGAAGGTAGCGCGGTGACATTTGGCGCAAATAGTCAAACACCTGTTTTCAATGTTGGTAAAGGCAACCGCACCGAGTACCTGGACAAGTTGAACCAAAAAATGAATGGCTTAATAAATGCGCTCAAGAACGGAAAAGGAACAGACGAGAGACTTTTTCAAATTGAAATGGATTTGCGAGTCATTCAATCAAAATATAATTCACTCATAACTTTAGAGTCGGGCATTATTGCACCACTCGAACAAGATGAGCCGGATCAAGTAGAAGAATCACATTTATCATTAAAACATTTTATGTAATGAAGTTTAAAAATTTTATTGAGTTCTTAGGAGCTAAAGAAATAAGCCAAGAAGCTTTTGAAGCGTTGGTTGCAGACAAGAAAGCAGAACTTTCAAGTGAGTACAATGCTGAATTGAAAAGCTATATTGTTGACCTTGAAAAAGAGGTGAGTTCAAAATCAGATGCAAGCGAAGTAGCTGAAATCAAAAGCCAAATTGAAAAAGCTGTTGAGCTTAGAAATGAAGCAATTGATACGCAAATGAAATCAATCAACGAATCTTTGAAAGTGCATGGAATTGCATTGAAAAAAGTTCTTGACAATGGTTTACAAGCCAAAACAAATGATTCACCTTTTGATCAAATCAAGTCACAACTTGATGCGAACAAAGACAACATTGAAACGTTAATCAACGGATCAAAGAACGAATCAAAAGCGGCTGAGTTCTCACTTGAATTGAAAGATATTTCAATCACTGGTTCTATTTCAGGCGGTAATGTACCGGTTGAACAAAGAATTGCAGGAGTAAACAACTTGCCAACTCGTCAAATTAGATTGCTTGATGTAATTGCGAAAGGTACCGCAATGAGCAATGTCATTTCTTGGGTATACGAATTAACGGAAGTTGGAAGCGTTGGAGGTACTGCGGAAGGCGCGCCAAAGAACCAAATTGACTTGACGTGGGTAGTTGACTCTGAGAACGTTAAAAAACGTACTGCATACTTCAAAGCAACAACTGAAAGTCTTTCAGATATTGAGTGGATGAATACTCAAATCAATGGTAATTTGATCAAGAGAATGAGCAAAGACCTTGAATCTCAAGTACATGACGGTGACAACACTGGTCAAAACTTGAATGGTTTGAAAGGTATTGCCTCAGCATTTGCAGCGGGTGTATTTGCGAACACGGTTGACAATGCAAATTCAATTGACGTATTGATTTGTGCAATGGATCAAATTGCAATTGCTGACCAACCATTTCCAACATTCATCACAATGTATCCAAGTGATGTTACTGCGTTGAAGTTGATCAAGACATCAACAACAGATAAGCGTTATGTTGATAGATTGACAGTAATAGCCGGACAACTTTCTTTGGATGGTGTGCCGATTATTGCAACAACTCTTGAGACAGCAGGAGAGTACTTGATTGGAAACGGTGACCTTGCAACTCTTTATGACAAAGGAGCAATAAGAGTTGACGTTGGACTTGATGGTAATGACTTTACTGAGAACAAAAGAACAATTCTTGGTGAGTGGCGTGGAGCTTTAGTTGTTGAAACTAATGACCGAAGTGCTTTTGTTACTGGTGTGCTCGCAACTGATGCGGCAGCAATTAACGTTTAATAATTTAAGAGGGGCGGCCATGTGTCGTCCCTTCTTTTAAATACTTGAGCAATGGGAGAAAAGAAAAAAATACAAAACAAAAGCGAAAAGAAAGCAGCACCAAAGACCAAATCAATTGATTGGGCTAAGGTTGAGAGCCAGGTGATTGTTGTAGCTTTAAAAGGAAACACTTTAGTTGAGGGCAAGAAATACACTGTGACCAAAGAGATTGCAAAAATATTAGTTGACAGTAAAAAGGCAACACTAGCATAATGTCAGACATCATACAATTGACAGACTTTGAAAGCGGTGAGTATACTATCCCGCAGGATTGTTATTCAGACATTCAACCATACTTGGACAAGTACGAAAAAAAGTATTTGATTGAGTTGCTTGGGTGTGAGTTGTATGATTTATTCATTGCCGACCTTGTTGGAGGTGTGCCACAGACACAAATTTACATTGACATTTACAATGAGATTTGTGAGGATGAATGC